CGTTCCACCGCACCCCCGCATACGTTGTATGCCCGCTGCTAGCCAACAACTTGCCGTTGACAATGTACGTGTAACCGTTGAACGTCACGCCACGGGGGGGCTGTGTCGTGTCAAACTCAACCTCCACACCCTCAAAGGCAACGATCCCCTCAAAGTCCAACAAAGCGTTGTCGTTCCAATGCAACTTAGAGTTGGTCGTGGCCGGATCATTAGTAGCGACCAAAACTTGGTTCTGACCGGCCTCATAGTGGGTCATCAGGCTGATGATCTCATTGTCCAACGCCGTAGGGTTCACGCTCTTTACAGCGTCACGGCGCCGCACCCCGCCACGCGGATCCACCTCAACATTCAACAACGCTGGAGACTCATTGTGCGCGATATTGAACTGATCGGCACGCAGATTCAGACCGCCCCTAAAGTCGGACTTCTCATCGTACCGGTATGCGTCCCCGCCCCGGGCTACCTTCGTGTCCGCCTGTAAAGGCATCTACGATTCCCAAGAATAACGCAACCTACCCGGAAGGTACGACTGCGACATCCACCGTGACGCCCTGATGCTGTTCAACATCAGCGGCTGCGGGGCGGGAGAATCCTCAAACCGTGCCCGCAAGTTGTCCAACTCTTGAATGAACTGCGAATAGTACTGCTGCCCCATCGCAGCATCTTCCTGCTGCTGATACGACCGGTACAGCACATACAGCGTCAGCACGTTGTCGAACGGCACCGGCAAATCCGGTGTGTTCGCATCAGCAATCGCAGTACGGTACACGGCGGTGTTGCCGCCGAAATCCACCGGGTTGCGGTAGCCGCGAATAGAAATCGTGTACACCTCGGAAGGTGTCGGGTACAGGCGGATCGTCTGGTTGGTTACAGCCGCCGACGCACTCGTACCGCTGTTCCACATCGACCAGTACCACGGTCTACCCGTAGTGTTGGAGTTCAACGGGTACAGGATGTCACCGACATCGTACCCGACATATTCTAGCACATGATTGTCGGTTTTCATTGACGCAACTTCACGCACCCCGACATTCAGCGGGGCGACAGCACCCTCAAAGGTTACACCGTCATGGGCGAAACTGAGATTTGTTCCCACCTCCGCCACCGTGTAATCCTTCTGCGACGCCACAGTGTCGAACGTCACCGCAATCTCGTAGAACGGCCACCGCTTCTCCGAATACACGATGATGTCGTACCCTTCACGGATAAACGTATTCATCGTGGCATCAGTGATGTCGTTAGACGATATGTCCACCACGTTACGAACGTGGTCACGCATTGCGCTAAGTTGCACGAAACCGCCCTATATCGTGTGAAAGATGCACAGATCGCTGCCCGTAACGGGACGCCCCTTACAGGGCGCCCCGCTGCGAGTCAGCGAACTACATTTGACCACTTCTGGAACGACAGGTTCGCTGCTTATCGGGTTGACTTGCTGGATGTTGCGGGAGAATCCCACGGTTTGAGGCCGTGGTGTCGAATCCCGAAACTTGTCGCCAGCGGGCTGCCCGTACGGGCGTGAACCAACCTTGTAAGCGTCAGCGAATCCTCGTCCCATCAGAATCAGGTGGCCGAGTGCATGTAACCCTGTCGCGCACGGTTGCTGCATGTCAACTGTCCGTAACAAAGCAACTGTGAGAACACAGCGTCCTGATTGGTGGGCCGCACAAACGGTGTCGGCTTGAACCAGACATCGCTATGAGCCACCAACTGTAGGTACTTGGTGTTCAGGAACATCATCTGACCGGAGGTGGTAGCGTCATCAAACGTGATGGGCGCACCCTTGAACAGCAGGTTCTGGAACCCGCCATCGGCCATGTCGGTATCCGTGTAACGGATCTGGTCAACCAGCAATGCTTCGTACTTCTCGTACAAAGCCTGCGTGGTGATGATGATAGTCGGCTGGTCGTTACCAACCGAAATGGTATTATATATGCTAGCCATACCAGCCTGAGTGAGTGCCCCACCCTGATTGACTTCGGTGGACGCCCAGAAGGAGTTGCCCGCACCAGTCGGGTCAATCCCACCAAGGGAAGTGTTTGGCTTGGCAACAATGAGGTGCAGACCGTTCCAGTCCTTACCACCGTTACCGGAACCGTCAGCCCAAAACATGGTGTTCATGCTTTCAATAACGGATTCCTGCGTCTGGAAAATCTTGCCTTCCAGCAGATCAATGATCTGTGCCTCACCGTTATTCTTGGCTTCCTCAATACCACTGATTGTTACTGTGGCCGCATACTGACCCCACGAATACTCAGCAGCCGAAATGCCTGTCTGAGCCGTGATGTCAATAGTATCCGTACCACTGTATGAACCAGCAGTTGAGTTTGTCCCATAAATAATCGGGACTACAATATTCGCACCACCCGAAATACGCCGAATCGTCTGACCGTTCGTCAACGCATAGAACAAAGGCCGTGCGCTGAAAATGTTGTCAGTTAGTTTCGGGATGTAGTTCTTGAGGGTGGTGGACAGTATCTGATCAAAATCGGCGTTACCCGCCATGATCTGTCACCTTCTCTCTGTTGTTTACGAGGACAGGGAACGCTTAGCGTCCATGAACGCCTCACGGATACTGGAAACCACCTTCACCGGTTCGGTCGTAGAACCAGCCTGCTTGGAACCCGAAGGTTCCACCACGCCAGCGCCACGTTTCGCATCGGTGCGCTCCTGATCCTGTTCCAACTTGCTGGCTTTCGCGGCTACAGTGTCATACCGCATATGTGTCAATGCGGCTTCCAGATTGCCGATCTTGTGCGTCAGCGCGTGTTGGTACAAGGCAGGAGCGTCAAAGTCTCCGTAAGTCTCCTTGAGTTGTTCTACCTGCTTCTCTACCTGTTGTCGTCGTTGTACCCGGTCCTGCTGCTCAAGACGGGCTTCCAAGGAAGCGATTCGCTGCTCACTAGGGTCCGGTTCATCCCACGGGTCCACTGGTCCCGTCGGTTCACTGGTTGTCCTCTCAACACCGAATGCGTTACCTAAAGCCTCTAGTGTTCCCGCCGGATCTGCCTCCAACGAGTTCACAATCGCCTCTGCTTGCTGTAACCGACCACGTTCGGATGCCAACTCCTGCGTCTTACGTGTGTAATCCGACTGGCGCTGGTATCCATCCCGAAGTTCATCAAGGCTGACCTGCTCTTCGACGCCATCCACCTTTATGGTGTAGCCGTCGCTGACAGGTTCCTCAAGAACCCCTACTGAAGAATCTGGGCTGTCCGCCGTAACGGTTCCGTCAACATCTTCATCCATTATTGTGTTATCTCCTCGGAGTCCTAAAGGTTGCTCCTATGTATTAGGGACTGCTGTCCCACTTGCTTACGAGAACGGAAGGTCTACGTCCATCTGTCCTTGAATCTGTGCCAGCAACTCCGGCGGTACCCCACCAGTCGGGGCGAACGCCCCCTCAGGCTGCCCTATGGGCATTCCCGGCGGCATCTGACCCGCCCCGGGACCCGCCCCCGGTGGCGCCCCTTCGGGGCCACCCGGCTGCTGAGGCTGCTGCTGCATCATAAACTTGTCAGGATCCTTGATTCCGAAACCGGCCGACAGAACATGCTTCGCCAACGCTGCCGGATCAATCACCGTGCCCACCAGCGGGGCCATGGCGTTCAACAGTGACACAGCCTGCTGTTTGCGGATCGTATCGTTGATCGGCTGTGTAGACCCCGCCTCAACACTGAAATCGTACTCCCCGGTGATGTCATCCCGGGCGTACGGCACAAACAGGCTGGCACCCTTGTCAGCGACCTGAGCCATCTGCTCCCCGGTCATAAACTGCTGCATCAACTGGATTACCCGGCGACCAATCTGAGCGATAGCCAACTCTACAGTCGCCAACTTGTCGGCAGCCCTAGCGTTACCCGCATCAGCAATAATGCTCGCCTCCGTCGCTGTGCGACGAATCTCCGGCATCTGACCACGCGCATACTCCGACACGCCCGAAACCGTGTTGATGTCCCCCTCAACGATCTCCGACATGTTGTAGATTTCCGGCGACAACGGTGTCTGCGGCATAGGAACAACCGTTTCAATCAACGGCTTGTTCTCATCCACCACCGGCACCAACCGGCCATCCTGATCCGATTCCAGAGCCTCACGGCCCTCCGGCCCAAACGACCGCTCGTGATACAAGTATTTGCGGGCGTAACGCTTCCGGGCATTCATCATCTGAGAACGCGTCTTGTCCAACTCCAGTTGTAGAGACTCCAAAGCCTCCAAATCCCCCATGGGGTAGAAGAAGTCAGGCACGTCATAGTTGCGCATCATCACAAACGGTTGACCGTACGCATACGGCATCGCAATCGGGTCAATCAGGAACTGATCCCCCGACTGAGGCAACACGCTCAACGTGTTCTCCAAAATATCGTAGTATTCGTAGACCACACACCGTTCCTCGGTGTCAAGGTACTCTTCCTGCTGCTGCCGGGAAGTAACCGCATACATCGGGTACAGCAACGAATCGGCGGAAAGATTCTTACGCACCGACGCCTTGTAACGCTTGTCGGCCTGCGCCTCCTCCAACGGTCGAACAATACGCTGCGCAATCCACTTGGCGTCCTCAATGCAGGTCGCCTCCGGGTCAACGAAAATGTCGAACGGTGAAATGCGCTCCACAAACGGCTGGTCTTCCACCACCATCATTGTCGTCTGCGGAATATTGGCCGCCATTTCGTCATCCGTTGGCAATCCCCCAGCCAATATCGGATCCTCGGCAGCGAAAGCGTCGGCCTCCCCCAAAGCCTCTTCCAGCATTTCGTCACGCTCTCCCTCACCCAGCGTGCGTTCCTGCTCCAAAAACTTCCAACCAACCTTGACCCAACTGTGGCCGAAGATCAAAAAATCCTTTACAGCACGCCGAAACGGCTTGCGGAAGTCGTGATGCCGCCACAGATGGTTCACTACAGCCTCAACAAAGGCTGAACGGTCCTCATTCTCCTGCGAGTTCGGTATCACCACAATCTTGGGATGATTCACCGACACAGACGGGGCGATCACGTTGATCGTGCTGAAAGCCAGATTGACGGTAATCATGTCTTCGCTGCTTCTGGCCCCTCGCGGCCAATGCCTTCCCCGATACAGGTCAGTCATGCGCCGCCACAGGCTGTCATAGCCCATCTCGTCACGCCACCGCGCGCAGGCATCTAACCGGCGTTTAGTGCTCTCAAACTGGTCGGATCTGCTTTTCCGCGCCACTAGAAGTACACTTTATCGGGCAGACGTTCGATGTTGCGCCCGTTTGCCTGTGCTTCCTGCATCGTTTTCTGACCGCGTTCTTCCCGACTCAGATGCTGCTCGTCGGGGGGCAACGTGGAGCGGTAACCCGCTCCAGTTGCGAACTTGATGCCATGCAGTTTCTGATGCCATGCCCACAACTCATCCAACTCAGCGCAGGTCAGCGCCCCCCGCAAGTCCACAACATAGTCGCGGAACTCACGGTAGGACGCCTCCCGGGGGAGGAT